CAGGTATTGATGAAATTGATAATGAGTTGGTTGGAGATGATACTGATGGAACCACAGAAGATGGTATCAATACAATTCAAGGACCAACCAATACCCTTACTATGGTTGGTACTGGTGTAACTGCTGCTGCATACACCGATATTATCCTACAAGGTGGTTTACGACTCATTACACTTTCCAATAGAGGTGGTGGATATAGTGAGAACCCAACGGTTGCTATTAGTTCTGCACCTACTACAAATCAAGTCAATCCATATCAAACAGGTATTGCAACGGTAAGAACTATTGGTGGAATTGCATACTGTAATAAGAATGTAAACTCCAAACTTGTATCTATTCAGCAAGTTCCAATCACCAATCCTGGTGCTGGGTATACTGCTGGACCTGGAATACAATTCTTAGGTGGTGGAGAAGAAGGAGCAGGAGCAGCTGCCACTTCATTCTCTGGTGATGGTACATTGGGTGTTGTAACGTTCACTAGTTTTGGTGGTGGATTTACTACCAATCCAACAGTTACAGTTTCTGGACCTACAGGTGTTGGTACAACTGCTACCGCTATTGCGGAGATTAATAGTGCTGGTATTGTAACCTTCTTCGGTTGGACAAATGCTGGTGCTGGTTATACCACTGGAGATCTTCTCAATATTACTTTCTCCTCACCTTCTACAGATTCTACTGGAAACTATAAGTTTAATGAAACGGTTACTGGATCATCAAGTGGTACTACAGCAAAAGTAAGAACATGGAATTCTTCTACAAATGTTCTTGAAGTTGCTTCTGTGAGTGGAGAATGGACTATTGGAGAGACATTAACAGGTCAGTTATCAGGTGCTACTCGTGTACTTAGACTGAAGAGTGTTGAACCAGATAACGTTGAATTTGCAGAAAATTATGTTATTGAAACGGAAGCAGATTCTATTATAGACTTCAGCGAACAGAACCCATTCGGTACGCCATAAATATAATATACTAGGACTCTAAACATGTTTGAATATTTTTATAACGAAATAATGAGGAGAACCATCATTGCGTTTGGTACTCTTTTTAATGGAATGACGGTTAAGAATGAAGGTTCCGTTATTAGAGTTCCTTTGGCATATGGTCCTATTCAGAAGTTTTTAGCAAGGATTGAACAATCTCCAGACTTGAATAAGCCTACGGCAATTACATTGCCAAGGATGTCATTTGAGTATACTGGAATGACTTATGATCCTACTAGAAAATTAACTCAAACTCAACAAATTGTTGTAAAGAATCCTTCTGACGGAACAGATACTAAGAAGCAATATATGCCTGTTCCTTATAATATGCAATTTGAATTAGGCATCATGTGTAAGTTGAATGATGATGCATTACAGATTGTAGAACAGATATTACCATATTTTCAACCATCATATAATTTAACTGTAGAACTGGTATCATCAATTAAAGAGAAAAGAGATATTCCCGTTGTTCTTGAAAATATTACAATGCAGGATGATTATGAGGGAGATTATGAAAGAAGAAGAGTTCTCCTTTATACTCTAAGATTTACTGCAAAGACTTATCTATTCGGTCCTGTTCAGTCTGCCAGCAAGGATATCATCAAAACAGCAAGTGTCAGATATATGGCTGGTGGATCAAAGAGTGTCGAAAGAGATGTTACTTACTCTGTTACTCCTCGTGCTATCAAGGATTATACTGGAGATGTTCTTACAAACGTCAATACAGATATTACCAATACCAATAGAGTTATTGAAGTAGTAGACGGTACTCAAGTAACTGCTGAGAAATACATTCAAATTGGTCAGGAAGAAATCTATGTTAAGTCTGTTACTGGTAATAAGTTGACTGTTAAGAGAGGTCAAGATGGAACTACAGCTACTGAACATCTAAAAGGTGCAGAAGTTCTTGGTATCAATAAAACTGGAACCGAAGATAATATATTGGTTGAGGAAGGTGATGACTTTGGATTTAGTGGTACTTATTCATGAAGATGACTAAAGGATTAGATGATGCTTTTAACATTACAGGGGAATTGGTGCAAACCGAAAATGTAGGTATTACACCTGAACAAAAACCTGATAGACTAACTAAAGACGATATAACAAAAGATTATGAATACACAAGAGGCAATCTATACTCTATCATTGAGAAAGGACAAGAAGCAATTAATGGAATTCTTGAACTTGCTCAAGAGAGCGAAATGCCTAGAGCATACGAAGTGGCAGGGCAGTTAATCAAGAGTGTTTCTGATGCTACTGATAAGTTGATGGATCTTCAGAAGAAATTAAAAGATGTAGAAGAGGAGAAAGTACAAAAAGGACCAAATACTGTTAATAATGCATTGTTCGTTGGATCCACTGCAGAGTTAGGAAAACTATTAAAGGCTCAACAACTTCAAGACGATAAATAACTTTGGGAGAGGAATCCCGAAGTATTTAATTTACTCATACAATGTCGGAACTACCGTCGATAGATGACTTTCTAGAAGAAGAGTTACCATCAGTCGAAGAATTAACAGAAGAGAATCTACCATCGATTGACGAGTTCATTGAGAAGGAAGAAGAGGAAATAGTAGAAGAGAAGAAAGAATGTGGAGAAGGGGAATATTTCTGTAATGATGAGCAAAAATGTAAGCCTATTCCTGCTGGGCATAAAGTTCTTCCAGATGGAGAATTAGTTAAGGAATCACAGGATCTTACTGAAGTATTACAACTGATTAATGCTGTAAGAAGGGATATTCCTCAGATTCCTGAAATTAGGTATTATGATGAAGAATTAAAGCAACTTGCCGCGCAGATTGAGTTAGTAAAAGAGGGAATTCCCGAAATTCCTGAAATACGGTATTATGACGATCAAGTTGAGTCTATTTGTGAAGCAATTAATCTTTTAAGGGGAACTGTAAGGGATCTTCCTGAAGTTAAGTATTATGATGAGCAATTAGACGGTGTAGAAGATAAGATTGATTTAATTCAACAAGAAATTACAAATCTTCCTCAACCAAAGTATTATGAGGAGGATTTTGTTGCTATAAGGGAAGAACTTCAATTAATTAGAGACGAAATCCCAACTTTCCCAAAATGGGTTAATGAGGTCAATGAAGTTCCAGATTTCTCTTGGATTGGAAAAACCTTTAGTGTAATTGATGATGATTTCGTCAAAGTTGGTGATCATATCAAAGATTTACAAAGTAAGTTTGATGCTGATATTCATGATCTTACAGAGAGTCTTGATACTAAGGATTTTGAGAAAAGAGTCCAAATTGATGAAGTTAAAGAAGATATAGTTAAAACAAAAGATAGAATTTTTAAAGAACTCAAAGAAGCTGCTGTCAAGATCTGGGCTCATCATGATGAGTTTAAAGATGATGATAGAAAGTTAAAGAAGCAAGTATTAAGTAAACTCAACGAAACTAAGCAAAAAATTGAGCAACAAATTCTTGATTCTAGAACTAAGAGTTATGAGGAGCATAAAGATCTTTCAAGATATTTTGAAGGATTAAAGAAAGAAATTTCTTCTCTTCCTGAAGTTAAATATTATGATACTCCTATTAGAGACCTAAAGAAAGAAGTTTCAAAACTTGATGAAAAGGTAGGAGCTAAACTTGATGACACTACTCTCAATATTGCTGAACTCTACAAATTAGTTGGAGAAATAAAGGAAAGTCAACAGAAACTTCATGAGTCTGCTACTTCTAATGAACAAATAAAAGAAGCAACTAAAGATTTTGTAACTGTTGAAGATCTTCAAAAGAACTATAAATTATTTGTTCAGAATGTACAGCAGCAGATGTCTGCATGGGGTGATGGTGGTGAAGTAAATCTTCAGTATATGGATGACATTACTGGTATTGCTACTAATATCAGTGCTTATGATGGAATGTATCTTCAGATTGATACTTCACAATCTTCTGGTAAGAAATTTAAGTTTAGCACGGTAAGTACTGGAAGTAGTATATGGACTTCTGATGGTGTAGGGATTAGTACATTAGGAAGTGTCGGAATTGGTACAACTGCTAGTGCAGATTATAAGTTAATTGTTGGTACTGGAAATACGACTGATACAGTAGCGTATTTTGATGGTAGTATTTCAGTTGGTGGAACTACGTACAGTAGAGAAGTTGTAGATATTGAATCTATTGGTATTATCACTGCAACTAAAGGTATTGATGTTCTTGCTGGTGGTATTGAAGTTGATGCTGGAGGTATTAGTGTTACTGGTGTTACTACTGCTCAACAAAAGTTAGATGTTATTACTGGTGGAATTAAAGTTCTTGCTGGTGGCATCACTGTAAATGCAGGAGTAACCACTGTTACAGATGTAGAAGCTGATAGTCTTACTGTAAGTGTTGGATTAGCTACTGTACATGATTTAAAGGTTGGTGCTGCTTCTACTTTTGTTGGAGTTGGTACTTTCCAAGATGATCTATATGTTAAGGGTGATCTTAGTGTCGTAGGAGTTGCTACTTTTGGTAGTTCTTCTATAACTATAGATGGAAGTACTAACAAGGTAAATGTTGGTACTGGTATCACCATAGATGCTACAGCTCAAACAATCACTGTTGGTACTAGCAAAATCGCAGACTCTAGTGGAGATGGTAATTATGTTGGTATAGTTACTGCTTCCAAATTTGTTGTTGGAGTAGGAGGTACGGACCTTCTCTCAGAAGTAAATAATAAAACATCAATCGGCCTCGTACTCGCACTATCATGAAATCGCTCAATCAATTTATCGAAGAAGCTGCAAATTCTGTAAAGGAGGTGGAGAAGATACCAAAATGTCCAGATGGTCAATACTATGATCGTAAGTTGAAAAAATGTGTTATGATGGCACCTAGGTATGGAGGGAGATTTTGGGGTGGATCATTTCATAAACACAATGGCAACGGTAATGGGTCCAATAACGGGAATGGAAATGGCAATGGCAATGGTGGCAATGGTAATGGTGGGAACGGCAACGGTAATGGTGGCGGCAATGGTGGAGGAAACGGAGGATGACACAATCACTTAAGTGGGTATTCAGGTTGATTTTTGTAGTAGTAGGTGTCGAACTTGCTATTGTGGGAGGAACTGTTGCTGGATGCTTTACTAAAGAATGTGCTCAAGAAACTAAGGATGGTATTGAAAGAACGATGAATAGTCTTGCTACTAAAGCCTTTGCATTATATGCTGCTGAGAAAGCAGGTGCAGCAGGTAGTAAGAAGAAAGAAGGTGAACCATGTCCTACTTGCGGTGCTTAAAAATCTAAATAGTTAAGCTCCAACTTGTCGAGTATGAAGTTTTTATTACCACTTAAGATAGAAATTCCTTCCACTAATGGGGAATTTAAAGCAGGTTTGATGTTCAGAGAAAGTCTGGACGAAGACAGCGGAATGTTGTTTATGTTTGATAGTATTGACTATCATTCATTCCATATGCAGAATACAACTATTCCTTTGGATATTGCTTTTATCGATAAATGGGGTATTGTTGAAAGTATAAAAGAACTTCAACCTTTAAGTAGAGAACATGTATGTTCTAATTCTCCAGTCCTTTTTGCACTGGAAGTAAATAGAGGTTGGTTTAATGAAAACGATGTAAAAGTTGGTGACAAAGTTATTAGTGAAGATGTATCTATTGAGGACGCTAACGGAAATGTTTTTGCAGATGTCATAGACATTGTAAAACCTGAGCCTCTTAGACCTACACCTTCAAATATTCATTATGTATCTGAAGCAACACGTTTACCAAATTATCAAAAAGTCGGACAGATAATTAAAATCGCTTTGGCTTGGAGAGGTAAAAATTACATGACACAAATGTTTTTCCCTCAAGTCAAAAAACCATCACGCAGAGAAGTCCAGGATCAAGTGAGAAAAGTGTATCCTGGTGCTAAACTCTGGTCTTACCAAGTATCGGACTATGACCCAGGAGAACCACTCCTCCAAACGGGAGGACAAGGATAAAAAAGAAATCGAAGAGTTGAAAAAGAAAGCAGAAAATTTACAAAAAATTCTAGATATGACAAGAAAGACTATAGACCACGATAGAAAATTTGGTAAATATGAAATGATGTAGGGAATTGTTATGGCAGGTGCAGTAGATGACATTTATCTAGGTAATCCGCTTTTAAAGAAAGCGAATGTTGCCCAGGAATTTACTAAAGAACAAATTCTGGAATTCTATGCTTGTAAGAATGATCCAGTCTATTTTGCAAAGCAGCATGTAAAGATTGTTTCTTTGGATGAAGGTCTTGTGCCTTTTCAACCTTATGATTTCCAAGAACAATTAATTAGAAATTTTCATGAGAATAGATTTAATATTTGTAAGATGCCTAGACAGACTGGTAAGTCTACTACGTCTGTAGCATATCTTTTACATTATGCGGTATTTAATGATAATGTTAATATTGGTATTCTTGCTAACAAAGCAGCAACTGCACGAGATCTATTAGGTAGATTGCAGACTGCATATGAGAATTTACCTAAATGGATGCAGCAAGGTATTATATCGTGGAACAAAGGATCTTTGGAGTTAGAAAATGGCAGTAAAATCTTGGCTGCGTCTACTTCTGCTAGTGCTGTTAGGGGTATGTCTTTCAATATCCTTTTCTTGGATGAATTTGCTTTT